CGCCGCGCAGCATTTCGATTGCCCCCAGCACCGTCTTTCCACCACGCCGGCCAGCTAAGACAACACGAAAACGGCGTCGATCATTAAAAATCATCCCCTGCATTGGCCGCAGAGAAAGCCGGTTTTTACCTACTACAATGTCGCCACTTGGGCGAAGTCCCGTGGGGGCAGTGGCAGCGGCGGTCGTCACAAAATTACATCATCGCAGCCTCAAACTCTACTTTGAATGCCTGCCTGGAAAGCGTTTTGCGTGCTTGCTCAACATTGCCATCTGAGATATTTTCTCCCTGTGAGCTGCCATAGCGATAAATAGGTTGCAACTTATAGCCTATACTGTCATAGCAGGGGCCAAGGCTTCCGTCCGGCCTAGCTGTCGTCAAAAATAGTGCCCAACCACGCAAGTCGGCAATGGAGGGAGCAATAACACAGCGCCAAACATCTTTGTCATAAAGCGCAAACTCGTCAAGCACAACGCCGCGAAGCGGAAATCCCCTGCAAGCGTCAACATTCTCTGCGTCTCCCAGGTGAATAGTCGATCCATTTTTAAGTTTAAGCGACAAAGTGGACTGCATGGTTTTTTCAATAAGTTCGCCAGGAATAATGGCCCGCATTGCTGCCCAGCCAATATCCTCTGCCATCCTGGGGCTCGGCGCAAGATACAGGTAGTGTCCGACCTTGTTGGTTGCGCCGCGTCCTAGCTCAGCGCAAGCTAGGTAGGTTTTGCCCCAGCGGCGCTTTACGATAGCTGCGCGAAACCGCCGCTGATCGTTGAACACGGCTTCCTGCTCCGGGCGAAGTGACAGGAAGCTGCAGGCTTTTGGCATGTTTCGACAAGGTGAAGGATAGCGGGTCAGGGCGTTCCACTGCGCCGGCCTCACCATTGTAGGGGTAGACTGACCGGAAACGCTTTGCCGCAATGAACCTAGCAACCAGAAAAATATCACTGCCAAACTACATAGACGTAGATAGTCCATTTTATATGGACGACATAAATAGGCGAATGCGGCAAAAGTGGGAAATAATGCAAGCCGTCACAAAGGGAACTGAGTATTTACACGCAAATGCACATATCTATTTGCCGCGTGAACCAAGAGAGCAAGAAGATCCGAAGACCAAGATTGACCCATGGAAGACTCGTGTTAATCTTTCTGTTCTAGCACCATTTACAAAGCGCTTAATTCATAACGCAGCCGGCATGGTCATGCGTAAGATGATCAAGCTAGAAGGCGGTGATCCATATTGGGAAGAGGAGTTTAGGAAAGATGTTGATGGCGACGGTACTTCATTAGACCTGTTCGCCCTAAAGCGGCTAGAAGTTGCGCTTACTTATGGCATGTCGTCGATAATCGTTGACGCGGAGAGGCGCGAAGCGCAATCCGGCAACGATCAAATCGAACCACTGCGCCCATACTTCGTGCCGGTTGATCCATGGCAGTATTTAGGTAGCCGGCGAGAAAGTGACGATCCTGGCGCAAAGCTAACAATGTTTCGCTATCAAGAAGAGCGCAAAGTTGCTAAAGGCGCCTACGGGGAAGAGTACGTTTTTGTTGCTCGCGTTCTTGTCCCTGGCGCTTATGAAGTGTTTGAGTCAAATAAAACAATAGGTGATATTGGGTTTACTCCTCTTAAGTATATTCCATTAGTACATATCTATGCCGAGAAAGAAGGTTATTTATGCGCTACTCCCCCACTGTCTGACGTTGCGCATCTGAATATCGCCCACTACCGGCGCCTAGCAGACCTTCTGCATTCGCTGCATATCGCTGCCATCGGGCTGCTAATACTAGAAGATTACGACAATAACGAGGCGATTACGGGGCAGAATTATGCTATTAAAATGAATCACCCATCTATAGCATACTGGGTTAAGTGTGACGCCGGCTCCTTTGAGGCTCAAGCGGCTCTACTTGATCGCTTGGAAAATGAAATCTCGCATCTTGGCGTTACAAAGCTGCTAGGTCAGAAGCATGTAGCTGAAAGTGCCGACGCAAAGCGCATTGACCACCAGCAAGCCAACTGCGTGCTATCGGTGGCTGCAACTGAAACGCAAGCTGCGCTTAATGAAGCATTTAGAATGGCGGCAGATTACAGGGGCATAGAGCCGCCCAGGGTTGTTATCGACAAGGACTTTGACTTCTATCGCTTGCTGGGCCAAGACGTGGCCGTGCTGGCCGACATAGAGGCCAGTGGCCAAATTACGACTGAACTATTCCATCGCATCTTGGCCCAAGGCGAATGGATACCCGAAGACGTGGACTTAAAAAAGCTAGGTGAAGCCGTTAAAGAGTTGAAAAAAGAGGCGGAGCGTGTTATGCTTGAGCAGCAAAAAACGCAGAACGCCAATGGTGCCGCAGGATCAGGCCGCTCGCTCCCGTCTTCTGGAGCTGGTCGAAAAACAAGCGCTGGCAGTGCGTGAGGAGTGTATTTTCAGCTTTGAGGAAACTCACCTGAATATATCACTGGCGCCTGATTCTGGCGCCGAAAGATCCGAGCGCATTACTCGCTTGCGGAATGCCATGCAAAGGACTGAGGTTATCCTTGAGTCCGGCACGGTAGAGGCGATGACTTCACAGGAGGTTCAGAAAGAGGTTGACGCTTGGAGGAGTGAAAGATCAGAAAGCGCCATGGCATCTATCTTGCGTGGCTGGAATCAAGCTAAAAGGGGTGAGTTTGTCGATCCGCCAGACCTTGACGAAGACGAAAGGCTTGCCGCTTTGATTCCCGACTAAGAAAGCCCCTGAACCGCTACACGCAGCAGTTCAGGGGCTTTCAGCTAGGCGCTGCGATCAGAAGCCGGACTCACGCTGAACGGCCTTAGTGGCCCGAATCAACTCACGATCAATCATCGGCCTTTTCAACACTTCGGTCTTGCATTCGCCGTCCGTATTAACGGTCTTCCGAAGTGCCAGGCCGCCCATGTCAATCGTTTCGGAGCCAGTTGGCTTGTTTTCATCTGCCGGTGGGTTCTCAGAAAGCGACTGAAGCCGCGCTATTTCGGCCTTGAGCTGTGCGATCTCACTGTCTGGATCAAATGCAGGAGCCACGGGCGCGACAGCCGCAGGGGCCGGAACGCTGGGCTTTGCCGCAGGGGCTGGAGTCGGGGCGGCTGTTGCCATGGTGCAATGAATCGTCTACGCGCTACAGTATAGCGCATCCACCAATCAAGCCATGGAACTCACTGCCGAACAAATTGCAGAATTGCAACGCAAGGCCGCAGAAGCCGAAGACCTCAAGCAGCAACTGGCGGCTTTGAATGGCAACAAAGATACAATCTTAACTGAAAAGAAAAAAGTGGCCGACGAACTTAAAGAGCTAAGGGACAAGGAAGCAGAGCGCGTCAGAAAAGACTTAGAGAAAAGAGGCGAGTTTGAACAACTGCTCAAACAAGCAAATGACAACATTGAAGCGCTAAGGAAAGAAAACGAAGAAAAAGACAAGGCCATTTTAGAAGCAGATACTAAGCGCGTCGAAGATCGCAAGCGAGCCGATTTTCTTGCTGTCTTTAATGCCGCTGAAGTGTTTCACCCTGAGCACGCATGGGCCTTGCTGCATTCGCTTGTTCAAGACAAGAACGGCAAAACTATTGCAGTTATTGATGGCTTAGAGGTTGTTATCACCGACCTTGCCGGCAAGCTCCGCAAAAACCCTCAGTACGCCTATCTGTTCAAGCCCCAAGGCGGTAGCGGCGGCATGGGCTCCAGGCCGGCTACAGGCGCTCCTGCCGCTTCTGGTGGCGGTATTGTCACCAACCCATGGCTTTCTGGTGGAAACGTGACTGCACGCATCGCCATACAGCACGAAGATCCTGATTTAGCTGCTAAGCTGAAGGCTGAAGCGGAGGCTATCATCGCCTCTCGCAGCCAAGGGTAAAGCTGTGCCGAACCCTGGGCAAAAGCATCGACGGCTGTGCGGTCATGCCGACTAAACAACCTCTGCTTTTCCTCCAGTGTTCCTTGGTAACCTGGGCGGTACTTTTGCTAGTGACGTTACAAGCCTTACGCGGCTTGCTACTTCTGGTGAATTTGCCGCCTACCTTCAAGAAGAGATTTTCAACAAGTCCATGATGGTTCGCTCTGGCATTTTGGCCAGAAGCGACCAGCTCCTCACCTCCACTACCGGCGTTCGGGTCGAAGCGCCGTTTTTCCGACCGATTGACCCGGTGGAAGAGAGGATGGATTCCGGCCGTGAGTGGGGCGATTCTGGCGAAGGCCATTTCACCTTCCAGGGCATCACCAGCGCTACTCAGTACGCCACTATCACCCACCGTGGTTTTGCCTACGCTGTTGACAAGCTCTCGAAGCTGGCCAGCGGCGAAGATCCTTTGCAGGTACTTACGAGTCAGCTTGAGCCAGCGCTCAACAAGATCAAGACCCGCAAAATGATTGCGCAACTTGAGGGCTTGCTTGGCACTGGCGGCCCGCTTAATGCCACCAATAACGTAAATAAGTCTGTTACCACTGGCTCTACCATCGCCAACTGGTTGACAGCTGAAAACGTTATCGAAGCTCGCTACAAGTTGGGCGAACGGCAGTCTGAGATTACTACTCTGTTCTGTCACTCTTTTGTTCAAGCCTATCTTGAGCAAGTAGGCTTCTTGACCTATGATGCTGACCGCAGGGGCATTAACACGCGCTTGCTGATTGGTAGCGCTTTTAACGTTAAGGTCGTGGTTGATGACCAGCTTCCGATCATTGGCACCAGCGGCCAACAGCGGCAGTTTGTTAGCTACCTTTGTGGCGATGGCGTCATGCTTGAGGGCGAACAAACTCCCCTTGAGATCGAGACGGTTCGCAATGCACCATCCAAACAAGATGGCATTATTGTGGACTACCATCACAGCTTCCACGTTCCTGGCACTACCTTGTCTGGTACTGCTGTTGACAACCCAACCAACGCTCAGCTAGCTACCGGCTCTCAGCACGCGCTTGCTTA